CTTCAGTAATTACTAATATACACCATGCACATTTTAACACAAGGGAAAAAGAGTGCATGGTGTATTTTTATTTTGTATTGCAATGATTCTCGATATTTAGATGCGAATGTATTTGAATGTATTTGAATGTATGGCAGCAATCATACATTCAAATACGTGAGAATGATAATCATTACCACACTTATCTTTAAAAAAAACATAGTAATAATATATATATATGTATATTATATATAGTAATAGAATAGTAGAGAGTAGAGGTTAGAGAGATGAATGTATGATTGTAGGGAGGGGGTGAGAAATTTTTTATTTTTCTTTTTTAGCGGGTGGCCCCTGTTCAACATTACGTACCCTCCATACATTCCATACATTCGGTACAAGCTGCTGTTTTTATTGTTAAAGTTGCCATACATTCAGCCATACATTGGCCCTACAAAGTAGTAAAAAGCTAGTTATTTCAATATGATCAGTGGTTTCATACAAAAAATAGTTCTTTATTCTTCGTATTGTGGTAATGTTTTCAACATCAGGTAAAAACAAAAAAGGAGAAAATAAAAAATGAACCTCGTTATTTATTCGCCGCTGTCTATACAGATAGCAAAAACCGCAAGGGCTAAAAATCAAAAGTTCACCCTTAATTTAAATACTTATTCAAATTCGAGATGGTCGCGAACTAATGCGAAAAAGAGATATACTGCTTTAATGTGGGCACAGGTCGAGCAGTTACCCCTGATGCAGAGAGCACAATTAACCATGCAGCTTTTTAAGAAAACAAAAGGAAGAACAGACAGATCAAACGTCCTTTCTATTCATGAGAAATTTTTCTGTGACTGCCTCTCTATTGGTGATCCTTATCGGGTGGAATACAATGGAAAAGTAATAAAAACACGTTATGACTATAAATTACCTGATGACTGCGACGAATATCTTGCACCGACCATTTATCTTGATACTAAAATAGACCGAAAAAACCCACGGGTTGAAATTACAGTTACTCCTCTTTAGTTTTTTTTTGATTGAGTAAGCTTTTTTAACTTGTGTATTAAATTAATACAGGATATAGTAAATAATATCTGATGCAGAGAGAAATATTTTATAAAGAAGGAAAAGGGAGAAACAAGGTGAGTAAAGAAAAAGAAGAACTGAGTATCGAACAAAAAAGCGCAGCCATTCAGATGTTCCTGAATTTCGGGGCCGGAAATTATCTTGCAGCGCTGAAGAGAATGAGCAATAAGCTCAAGAATCAGCTGGACGACCTCCAGCTTGTTGCGGATGATGATATCGAAGTGTTTGTGGCCGGGAAGAAGTTTGACGAGCTTACAACCGGTGTAGAGCTTCAGCGGGATTTAATTCTTGCAGAGGTTGGCCTTATACGCATTGAGAAGCAGGGGGCAACCGGGTTGGTTTCTCGCATTGAATTTGCTATTCACGTTGATGATCGTGAAGAAGTCGCGGGAAGCGATCCTGAAGAGTAACAAAAGGAACGGAAACTCGGTATCAGCCGGAGCGCGGGGGTAACGCCCGGAAAGATTACAGGCTGTTGGTCGTTTATTTGTCGGTTTAAAACTTCTTACCAATAGAAAAATAAACCGTAGTTTTGTTAGTCGTGTCTGTCCGTACAAAAATACGACTGAGGTTTTTTCGGTTTTTTGACTCTGATAATAAAACCGGTTTTTTAAATTTATTAAAATAACATCTTGTGAGAAATAAGGCTATGAATCACAAGTCTCTAAAATAATGGTGAGCCTCGACCCGGTGCAAGGCCGGTCTTTTTATTTATTGGCAAGGTAGCAGACACGACGGGGTCCGGGATACGCTTTAAGCGTCCTCATTTTATGCCTGTACGGTTCACCTTGCTTCTTTTCGAGTGAGTAGAAAAAACATTCCGGGATAGCCTAATCGGTAAGGCATGGCGCTGTTAACGCCAGTATTTCAGGTTCGAGTCCTGATCTCGGAGCCAAGTAAGCAACCAGGAGAACCCACCCCGTATCATAAAAAAGTACTTCGCTCCGGGGGTCCTGGTTGCTGTTTTATATGATTGTATTTTTCTAAAAAAGCATGGTAGTGCTGAAGGTTCAGTGCGTTGATGATACCTAGGATATGTCTGATACGTGTCAGGTTCAATACCTGGAGGCTGCCACAATGAAATTAAAGGGACCTTCCGCCCCCGAACCGGTGACCGAATAATTCGGATCGTGGCTCAACGTGTCGACACATATGCGGGTTTCACAAATACGGAATAATTGCGGAATGGCTTGCCGGGAAAAGTATCGGCTTTTGCAATTTAAAACAAGAATCCTGAAGAAGTGCGGAAAAAACTGTAGGTACACTTTTTTTGATTTTCTTGTCACTGCAAAGCTTGGTTCAAATCCTTGCTGTTTTTGTTTTCCTTCGTCAAAAAAATATCCAGAAGAGTTTGGAAAAGATTTTAAAAGGTTCTAGGAACAAATGCCACCAGGACAGCCAACAAAATATAAAAAAGTATACTGCAAGAGAGTTATAGAGTGCCTGAAGGAGGGAGGGCACAACGTTACTTTCTGCGCAACAATACCAATCTCTGAGGATACTTTTTACGAATGGAGGAAGGTTCACCCTGAATTCTCCGAGGCTGTCAAGATAGGAGAAGTTCTCAGAAAGGCTAGGTTCCTAGAAAAAGTGGACAAGTGCGCCTTCGACCCTGAAGGAAACCCTGCAAATAATGGATTGATTTACCTGTCAGCTTATCAGGTAGGGTTGAAAGTAAAACCCGAAAAAGAGGAAACTAACACCGCTGAAGATATTGCAGATGTTTTGATGGAGCTTGCCAAGAATAAATTAAAATGAGAGTGCGTAATGCCGCGTACGAATAAAAAAACAGACAGTGAATATTATTTTCAGGTTGTATTTTTAATCCTTATCGTTTATATTTATTATTGATGGTAAGGATTTTTTTTTATTTAAAATAAAACGGAGAGGTAAAAAATGAGTGTTACATTTGAAACGCACGAGGAGCTTGTTGCTGCTATAGAGGGTATAACATTAACAATTGATGGAGATTTGACTGTTAACTTTGATATCTGTATAGAGGCTTCAATCGACGCCAGGAATATCAGGGCCGGGAATATCAGGGCCGGGAATATCAGGGCCTGGAATATCGACGCCAGGAATATCAGGGCCGGGAATATCAGGGCCGGGAATATCGACGCCTGGAATATCGACGCCAGGAATATCAGGGCCGGGAATATCAGGGCCGGGAATATCGACGCCAGGAATATCAGCTATTACGCATGCTGTTTTGCATATGAATCTTTTAAATGCAAGGCATTGACCGGGCGACGGGAAACTTCTAAACATTTCTGCCTTGACAGTGATATTGTATTTGAAGAGGAAGTTGAAACGTCGTGCGGAGCAATTATAAATCTTGACGATTACGAAACAGAACCTATTGATTACACCGGATGTCACCCTGTTGTCCGTGAGTCGCTTAAGTATGGTTTGTCTATCGAGTGTGAAGTGTGGGGCGCGGTAAGGGGTGAAAATCAGAAAGCATTCATAACAGCGTATTCCCTATGTGATGAAAGTGATTATCCGTACCGTTCCGGGGGCGATTTTCACAGAAACGCCGAACCAATCAAGAAAAAGAAAACCGAGACCCGTGTAAAAGGTGCGGTCGAAGTCATGGCGTGGTTGGTAAGGAATGGGTTTGAATTTTTCTCTGGGCCTGGTAACTGGGAAACAGATGTGTATCGTTTTGATAAACATCTATGGCGCTACTGCGGCAAGCCTTCACCTGTAAGTTGGGAGTTTCCCGAATTACTCGAAGAGGTAGAAGCGTGAGAACGATTATCAATATCGTTTGTGGTATAATTTTATCTCTCTTAATTATCTCTTGTTTTTACGAGAAGGAATACCTTGACGCATTATGCTTTCTTTGTATGCTTATATTCTATAATCTTTTAGATGTGCTTTTTCCCGATACAGGTTCTTTCATGTTTCGAGTCGTGAACCTGAAAGAAATGACTGAAGAGAGTATGCTATATGTCGCAACAAGTGACGGCAGAGAAGAACTTTTAGTCAGCAACCAGATTCTTGAAAACGAACAATCTGGAATGATTACCATTCAGCTTGAGGAGATTTGATAATATGCTTGATGTTGATAGTCTTTCTCTAGAGGAAAAGGTTGAAGTTTTAAAGAGGATATGCGAGACTGAAACAGTTTTTTGTGAATCAGATATAGGGATTCCTTTTATTGCTTGCCAGGAAAACATAGTATATCAAAAAAGCAGGAATGAGATAACTGTATTTCAAAGTAATGATTCAACAGATGGAGAAGAGGAATGATTATCAAATGGCTTAAAGGGATCTTGGGGATACTGGCGCTCGAAAAAGAAAATAAAAAGCTCAAGGATGAGATAACCAATCATAAAGCATATGTCGCTAGAAAAGTAGCAGAGCTGAAGGAATACACGCGGGTTGATGCAGATATAGGTTTCAGGAGCAATAATACCATTGTGCTTACTGGAGTTTACAGAAAAAAAGCCTACGTTCGGTTTTATGACCTTGGGGACGCCAATTTCATAGGCATGGTTGAGCAATTAAAAAGCATGCAAGACCATTGTCTTATCAGGAATGTGGATAAGCCGCCATCTTTTGATTTTGGTGGCTCTTTTGATTTATTCTAAACAGCACAGCAATTTGATGTAACATAAAGGGTATCGTGTTTAACGATACCCTTTCTTTTTATGAAAAATTCAGGAAAAATAAAAGCCCTTGAAAAACAGATGGAGCGTTGGTACCCGCTGATTCATCACGATGGGCAGCAGGCTTACTATCTCGATATCCTGACAAGGATTCATAGATTTATCGTGAATCCGTCTGGCCGGAGATCAGGTAAAACAGAGATGCCAAAACGGGCGCTGTCTAGATTGATGATGGGTAATGGACAAGTAGGCCCCTACCTGTTTGGAGCACCGACCGAGGGGCAGGCGAAGAAGATATTTTGGGAAGACCTCAAGCAGCTTACTCTTTCTGCAAGCCATCCAAGAAAGCCGAACGAAACAGAAAAGATAATTTTTCTCCCGAATGGCTCTGAAGCGCATGTGTGCGGCCTAGAGTCATCAGAGAGAATCGAAGGCATCCCGTGGGTTTATGCGCTGATTGACGAGTTTGGAAACCTAAAGCCTGACGTGTGGCCCGAGCATTTAAGGCCTGCTTTATCGACCATTTTCCCCGGTGGTTATCAGGCCGGGGCTACATTGTGCGGGGTGCCGGAAGGGCTCAACCATTATTACGACTTGGCCGAGTATGCAAAAAGTGAAATAGATCTGGATTGGGGGTATTATCATTGGTTATCTGCTGAGCTATTAAAAGAAAGTGACATCCTCGAAGCAAAGCGGACTCTTTCCCCAATGCAGTATCGGCAAGAGTATGAAGGGAGCTTTGAAACTGTTTCGGGCCGGATCTATCCAGACTTTTCGAGCGAGAATGTTTCACGTGCAACATTACACGAAAACGACCAAATAATATGGACACATGATCAGAACAAAACCCCGATGTGTTCAGCCGTAATAACCGAAAAAGAGCCTGAGATTTACCATATTGTTGATGAGCTTGTTTTAGAGTCTGCGCAACCGAAAAACGTTGGGCTTGAATTTGTTGATAGGTATAAAAATCATAAAAACAGAGTAGTGAAACTTTATGGTGACCCGTACGGAAACATAGGATCGAAGCACGGACACAGGAGTTATTATCACATAGTAACAGATATCTTACAGGCGCACGGATTCGAAGTTATTAACAATGTAAAAAAGAGTCACCCTTCAATTGAAGATAGACAAAACTCTTTACGTGCGTTAATATGCAATATGTTGAGTGAACGAAGATTCTTTGTTAATCCAGAAAAAGCAAAGTGGAGCTATAAAGGTTTATCTACGGTGCAAGTTAAAAAGGATTCAGCCTTTCAGGAGGACGAAAAGAACCAGTACCATCATATAACCACTGCCATTGGTTATTGGTCAGAGACTGAATTTCCCGTTGAAGGTAACGACGAGGTTGAATTTTATGATAGTTTCTTTTAAAAACGGAGATTTAATAAATGGACAACGCTACACTGAAGTTTGCGGTTGAATTGCAAGATAAAATAGAAACAATCTACAGAAGGTTAAGTCTGGTAAAAGAGCTGTATGAAGAAGGGCCTGTTAACTTTGAAAGATACACCCCTGCAAGCAATCCAAGACAAGAGAAAAGAATAGTTATTTACGAGAGCGATTTAAACAAGGAAGAGTTTGACAAGATATACGAATTAGTTAAAAGTAAGTTTGAAGGAGAAGCTGAAGGATTAAAAAAGCAATTAACTGATATGTAGTTTTTATTTAAACAGCAAGAAAACGGAGAAGATAAAATCATGACAGATCTAACAATTTTATTTGATAAAGAACATACGGGAAAACCGCTCGTTGGTTGGAGCAGGCTAAAATTAACACCATCGGAAAAAGTCTTTAAAAAAATATACGGTATGCCTGGGAGTAGCATTCCCCCTGAAAGCATGACCGCAGAAGGGTACGGAACCAATCCTAATTGGGAGTTGAAAGAGGTTTCGGCGGCAAGGTTGGGAATAATCATCTATATTAATTCAGAGTTAGATTGGAATAAAGCAATCGCCCATATGTTGATGTCTCTTGGTGAGAGATTTAAAGTTGTTCTCTATTGGCATTGATTATGAGCGAGGACATAAGAGATAATTACGAGTACGACGGGAAAACGCCCCTGGAGCGGTGCCGTAATTGCAAATACTACGCGGTGGTCAATAGTAACGAGGTGCCTTGTGTTAATTGTTCACATATAAATTATATTGGTAAGTATGTGAGCTATATCCATGCAAATGAAAAAAAGAAAGGTTGATATTGTGGAGATAAGAGGGGTTAATGTAATTCAGTGCTCAACGTGTTCCTTTCTCCCAGATGGTCATATTATAGTTGGCCTTCAGTCTAAGCCAAAGTGCAAGAAGAACCAGGAAATGGAAGAACACCAGGCGCATATAACCGAGATGGGCGGCGACTTTCTTTACAGGTTTGATTGTAAGTACTACTTAAACAGTTAATAATCATGAACACACAGAAACCAAACTTTGACAATCCGAAATCTCCCTTTTATCTTGAAGAAAGAATCAAGGCTTATCGGAAAAAGGTAGACCTTCCGAAAACTCTTATGGAAGGTGAGGACGCTCTGAAACTAAAGGGCGATACCTATCTTGTTAAGCGAGCAAAGGTTGAAAGTGATGACCTTTTTAAAAATCGCATTGAAATTTCAAATCTCGTCAACGCTTTCCAGATCGGTGTTTCAGGATGGGCCGGGAGGATCACGGGGCAGGGTATAGAGCTTTCGGAGAATGCCTTGAAGCTTGATGTTGTAAATGATATCAAGGCAAAGGCTGACACCGAGGGGAACAGCCTTGACGTGTTCATGGGCCATGTTGCCGGGTTTGGGCTTGGGCTCGGTAGCGGGATAATCCTTGTCGATGGTCCTAAAAAACCTAACGGTAACCTTTCTCAAAAGGAAGCCAAGGAACAGGGACTCAGGCCATATTTTCGGCTCATTGATCCCTCTACAGACTTGTTGGGGTTTTCTGGCAAGAGCGGGGTTTTAACGGAATTCCGTATACTTGAAACAAAAGAAAGAACAGTTGATAATAGTTATCAAAAGGAAACGATTTACAAAGCAAGGTGTTATGAGTCCGACGGTTCAGCCTGCAAATGTACCGTTTATGAATTTTCGGATAACGAAGAAAAAAAGATATCCGAAACTATATTACCGCTGTCATATATTCCGGTTGTCGCCTATACCCCTGGTAAACAGGATACATTACTGACCGGTGATACTCCGGTGCGGGGCCTTGCCAACCTGACCAAGGCCCATTGGAATTCCTGGAGCCTCGAAACGTGGATCCTCCTTGCCGCAAGAACTCCTTTCTTGACGATCATCGGCAGTAAGATAGATATAAAAAAGGTCGTTGCCAACATATCGAGCTTTCTCGGTATTGGGGCTTCTAAAACGGAAGCTGATGTAAAATATGTTGAGATCAACGGAAAGGGAACAGAGGCTGGTTTCAAGCATATCGACTATATAGAGGCGGCAATCAGACAGTATGGAGTCGAAGTTTCCAGGCCGACCGGGAAAGAACTTGCTACGACAAAAGTAATCGACACCGAGAAAACACTTGCCGACCTGAAAGGATGGGCCGCAGAGTTGGAAAGTGTTTGTAACTCTGCCCTTTCTATTGCCTGCGATTTCAAGACAGACCAAGAATTCCCGGAAGGCGGGGCTACGGTTAATAAGGAGTTCGGATACAGCTCTCTTACTAGTGAGCAAGTCCAATTGATAAAGATTCTCGTTGACGCTAGAAAACTTCCATCTCAAGCTGTTTTCGAATACGTGATAAAGCCAAATTTCAAGGCGTTCAAGGATGTTAAGTGGGAAGACATAGAGGGGATGATTCTCAGTGATTCAAGGGGAGGCGAAACTGATCTTTCAGATATTTCAAAGCTTTTTGGGCAAGGGGATAATAAATGATCATAGAGCAAAAAATAACAGAGATTCGAATACTTGAAATTCAAGCAATGCTGAACGGCTACACGGACAAGGTAGCCGGAGTCATAGTTAAAGAGTATTCTAAACTTGTTAATAATATCAGTTCTCAAGTGACATTGGGAACCATTGAGGAAGTCGAGGCCGTGGTGACTGGCCTTGCCTCTGAGCTTTCGGTTCCTGTTTCAAGAACTTTTGGGGCCGCTGGCATGGCCTCGAAAGTTTCCATTGATTCCGTGTTGTCTTGGGATGGAGCCGTAGAGGGTTTTAAGCCGGTAGCCATGTCAAGGAATCAGCTTGAAGGGCTCGCTTTAACTCAGAAAATAAACGGAAAAGTTTTAGTCGGATCATTAGAGGGGGCAATCAGTCAAGACCTAACGAGACTCATTACTGAAAAGCGGATCGAGGGAAAGGGTATTGCTCAGATGAGCCGGGAGATTAAAAAATCTCTTGGCTCTGAAATGACCCTGAGAAACATCAAGACCGAGGCCCGGACTTACACGGCCACGGCCAGCAGTTACGCAAGAGAGTTGACGTATTCGCAAAATCAGGACATGGTCAAGGGTTACAAGCTCTTATCGACTCTTGAGAATGGAAACGTGAACACCGGGCAAGGAACGTGCCCCCGGTGCGCCGCTATGGACTCTCAGCAGTGGGCGCATGGAGAACAGAGGGCGCTTACTCCTTTCCATCCTAATTGACGCTGTGTCTATGCTCCTGTTGTAAAAACATGGGCTGACCTGGGACTGGATGTCCCGGAGATGGACAACAGGTATTCCCGTTATGCGGAGAGAGATCTTGATTCCCGTGAAAGGATTGAATATGGATTAACTGATAAATCTTATAAGGAACGATGGGCCGGAAAAGGTAAGGACTGGCAAAATTCAGTTGTCGGAAAAAAAAGAGCTGACCTTGTGCGTTCTGGACTGATAGATTTTAATGATATTGTTGACAAAAGAACGAGCAAGTTGTATACTTTGAAACAGCTTGAAAATAAATACAAGATACCTATTAATTGAAAAAGGGGAATAATTGCTATGAACATTATGGAAGTTGCTATCGATCAAGGGAAGGCAAAGGACCAAGGAGTCCAAGTCTTTTATGACAAGGAAAAAACTTGCGGAGCCGTGTTAAAGCAAATGCACAGCGCCGCGTACCGCGCCGCCCTTGCAAAGCATGCCGCCCGTTTCAAGAAAGAAACAGATCTTTACAAGAAAGACGCCGTAAAGCTTGAGAAAGTAACAAGGCTCATCACTGCCCATGCTATTACCGACACAGTAATAGTGAGTATTTTTGGTTTTGATATCCCTGTTCCAGGAGGGGAGGGGAAATTTTCTCCATTAGAGTCGAACAAGGGGAATATACTTAGACTCATGTCGATGCCTGAGTTTGATTCTATTTACTCTTGGGTTTGTACCTGCGCGAACGATTTAGACACCTTTATTGTTACCGACCAAGGTGCATGGGAAGAAATCGGAAAAAAGCTGCAAGAAACCTAAAGTATCAAATAGAGAACGCTGAAGATATCAAGGCAAGGAAAATCATTGAAAAGAGTCTAGGAAAGAAGGTCTACGTTCCAACTTTTTCTGAGTCAATGATTTTCCTTGTTGATATTTTTAACGAGACCACGCACAGCACCACAGACGTTATGTGTTGGTGTAAAATGCACAGCCTTGATAATGATACTTGTTTGCAAATGATAAAAGGATTCAATGCTTTTAAGCGTGAATTCATGAAAGAGGAGTAAAGTAAATGCCATTAAAAAAAACAGAGGACGGGAAAGGGATCGCCTTCAAGGAAGAGGGCGGAAAGGTTCTGATTACCCAAGTTGACGACGCGGGGAAAGAAACGGATTTTAATGCTGAAGGCTTCTTCAAAGAAAACCCGGTTGTCCGACAGGAAGCAAAAGATAATCGGGTAGCCATGAAGGCCGCAGAGTCAAACCTTGCGGCCCTGAAAGCTCAGGTTGGAGACCTGGACTTGAAAGCAGCAGGTAAGGCGGTAGATACCGTTAAAAACCTCCTTGATAAAGACGGGAAAATGAAGGGTGTTGACGAGGCTGTTCAGGCGGCATTAACTGCGGCAGCCGAGAAGCACAACAAAGAACTTGATCCGTTAAAAGTAAAACTTGGACTGTTGCAGGAGAAAGGGGTCAAAGCCGATTTGTTAAGCTCAGCCGAACTTGGAAAGACCATCTACGGGAAAGATGATCTGCATGCTATTTTTGGGAAATACTGTAACTCGGACGGAACATTTACAGACCGGGCCGGAAACGTTTTGAACTCTGTTACCGATCCGGGAAAACCAGCCGGAGTTGATGAGGCTGCGAAATCCTGGATAAGCACACACCCTGACAAAGATTCAATATTAAAGGCAGACTACAAGGGCGGAGGTGGTGGCAACGAAGGAGAAGGCGGAAACAAAGGAGACGGTGGAGAGGCCACCACTTACGGTGATATAGTGGGGGAGGCGTTCAAATAGAAAGCCTTCATGCTCATTGTAGTTTTAAGCCAGCTCTCAATACTTTTGAGAGCTGGCTTTTTTAATGTCATGTATAAAATATGGCTTGAAATATTAAATAGGCCGATGGAACAAAAAGCATAAACGAAAGTATATACCAAAGCATATTTATTCTCCGTTTGGGCGGACAGGATTGTCAAGAAATAAATAATGCTTTTCTTCACGCAGGACTCTACCTTGTAATCTTTTGTAAATCTCATCAACAGCAGCGGCTCTCCATGAGCCCCCGTAGCAAAACAATTCATTTACATTAACACTGTCACTTACCCCTCTTGATCTAAATGTAATTAATCCACGACAAGTCACATGAACTTTACATGCTAAAACATCAGATAATGCTTCCTGTGTCTCTTTGATAAGCTCTCTTTCTCTCTGTAGTGTTGGAAAGTTCCTGTAATCCATATCAAGGATATATCCTTGTGCATAGCTCAGGCTATCAAAATCTTTTTCAGCATCGGAGCGCCTAAAATCCCCCATTACCAAAACCTTATACTGTAGCTCGATAAAGGAATATTTGATGAATGCTTTTTCTATGTTTTTCCCGCTGTATTCCCATTTGTAACTTTCTGCTTTTTTCATTGTGCTCATAATCTTTCTCCGTTTGTTTTATTTGTTTCGCTTCAGTAATTACTAATATACACCATGCACATTTTAACACAAGCTCTTTTTCAAAGAAAATAAAAAAATATTGACACATAGGAATTTTTATTATACAGTATTCATTATAACTTGATGAGGGGTGGTTTATCTCCGTTTTCCACCTCGTATCGCTGAAGCGGTGTCAAATTTGAAACAATGAAAGTACTTAACGGTGCTGATTTGAATCATTTTTGACACCGTTTTTTTTTTGAAAAAAAATAACATAAACAAAGGACGCAGGAAGATGGATAATCTGTTTAGAAAGGTGGCGCTTGATAAGCTGTCTAGCGGTCAACGGCTTATTACTGGAGACCTCTTGAGGGGTGCTGAAGTTCTTTCGGCTTTGCCAATGTATCCAGCAAACAAGGGGCTCAAGCATGTTTTCCGGAGACTTGAGAGCGTAACCGGTGCGCAGCTTATCAATCTTGATGATCAGCTGTCAAGTATGAACGTAACCACTTCAGCAGGTTACGAGGACCTTGCGTCTATTGGCGGCGACATTGAAGTAACGGAAGATCAGGCTAATGAATTTGGCGGGGCTCAGACATATTTTGCAGAAATGCTTCCGTCTATTCTTCAGGAAACCGGACAGAATATAGAAAAGAGTTACCTTTACAACACTTTGAGAGCTTACGCAATAAAGAACGGAAACGTTGTGGACGCCGGAGGGACAACCGCATCGAAGCAAAGCAGCGCTATTGTTGTTCGGTATGTCCCTGGAGAGACAGGTGGCCTGTATGATCCTAAAGGATGGGGATCTGGCAAGGCGTTTGATCTGAAACCTTATAATGGCGGTAACCTCTATAAATTTGAGCGCAAAGGTAAAATGGTCGGCGGGTATGGCATGAGGATAAAAACATACCTTGGTTTCTTGATGGCTAACAAGATCAATGTTTCCCTGATCCCTAATATTGAGCTGGAAACGACAAGCGGCGAATACAACGCCCTGCCGACAAAGCAGCAAATGAACAAAGCAATCCGAATGGTTCGCGGGAATTCTGGGAATACTTTTATATATACAAACCCTGCTGTTGTGGATGCGATGGGGGAAGTTTACAAATCATCTATTGTGCGAGTCGGAACGGATGAAAAGGAAATAAACACTATGGTTGAATACTGGAACAAAATCAGAATGGTATCAACTTATAATATGATTGAAACAGAGGCTATTGTCTCGTAAGGTGCAAAAAGATGGGTAGGGAAATTGCAACAAATAAAATCGGCGGCGACCTGTATTCTGCAATGGATCTTGTGTTTGAGAATCAAGCACTGGAAAGCTCAGGGACCACCACCTCCGATGAATTCATGCTGGCTCAAACTATCGGCGGGTCACAGTTAAATCTTGTCGCCGGGGCTGGCGGATGCGCTACCGGTGCCGGAGAGACGTTGACCATAAAGGTTATGACTTCACCGACATCAGGGGGAACTTTCGCCAATGAAGCTTTTTCAAAAGTTATCCCGGCTTCCAAGACCTTTGCAGCTGGAGACAGGGTGGCCTCTTTTTCTCCACCGCGTGACCTGGAAGAGATATATACGAAGCTTTTAATTACTAGCGATTACGATGCAACCGGTCAGGAAATAACCGCGTACCCTGTAAGCCTCGGTTAACAAAGTACCACGCACCGTTCTTTCGTTTCCTCCTTTTTCCGTTAGAACGGTGTTTTTTTTAATAAAGGTTATCAATGTTAAGCGAGAATTCTTTTGCAACAGTAGAATATGCGGACGAGTACCATTCCTCCCAGCTGGACGGTGAAGAGTGGTCAACATATGGTATTGACTTAAAGGAAAAGTCACTAAATAGTAGCTATTCCCAAATAAGCACATTTTGCACATGGGATTTTGAAGCCGGAGAAGCTTCTGAGAAAGTAAAAATCGCTCAGTGTGAACTTGCATACAACCTTGCGAAAATACAGAGCGGAACAGTAAAAAAGAGCAAACCTCTCAAGGCGCTCAAGGCTGGGCCGGTTAAATTTGATTTCTTCGAAGAGGAAATCAAAGAAGACAATAGCGAGCCGTTTTCTGATTATATAAAAAAACTATTATCTGAAGATTGCAGCTGTACTTTTGAAAGTAATTTTTATTTAGGAACCGTTGAGTTTTAAAAAATGAAAAATGAAAAAACGCAACGGCACAGAATACGCAGAATTAATAAGCGAAAACTGGCCCCTTGTAAGATCAGAAGGGGATGCTTTAATTTTATGTAAATATCATGAAGTTGAAGCAACATATAGGGAAGAAAAAAGAATACTCGACATAAAATATACAGAAGAGATTGACTGTATATTTTATGAGGTTGATCCAAAAAATATAGACAATGAAAAATATCATCAGATAGACAAGTTGTTAGGGTTCCCGTGGTGTGATATCGGAAAGAGTCCCGTTATCGACTCGATTTTTATCGATGAGAATTTTAAAAAATGGGTTGTAGTCGGCTTATTATCTGATGACCCCATAAAAGGGTACATAGAGCTTGGTATAAAACCTCTGTTCGAGAGTGAGCAGGATATTTTTGCAGTTAGTATTAATTGTTTTAACGTAATAAATACTAAAAACGAATCAGAACTATTATTTAGTGATATGATTTATATACGGAATACCGCAACAGTAACGGCGCAACCACTAACGCAGGATTACGGATTTATTACCGGAACCGATCACGGAATTCCTGTCCTTGATTCTTTGCGGCCCAAAATTCGCCTTGAATACGCTGCATCTTTTCAGGTTCAAGCCACCGGAGCCAGTGTCGGCGAGGCCGATATAGTTTTGCAACGCTCCATGCAGCCTGAAGGACTTGAGGAGGATTGGCAAGATGTGTCGAAAATGGCCGGTCCTCTCACGCTCACGACCGGAGAGGAGAAAAGATACACCATTGCTTTTCACCAAGAATATTCTTCTGGAATCCAGGCGGGAATTGAGGTGAAATATCGTCTTGTTGGAAAAATAACCGATCCGTTAAAAACGATGGTTATTCATGATTCTGTCAATATCGCCGGGAACCCGCCCCCAACCATAAAAATTTCAATAGAATCAAACTACCCCGAACTGCCACAGGAAGGGGTATCTGTTGGTAATGATTTGCAAATAACAGAGGTTGTTACCGTTCGGGTCGGGGCTAATATCCCGCTAATTGATAATGAATCCAAACTATCACAAGCGATTACACTTGAAGAGGGGGTAGTTAATCCAGTTACCGAGAATAGCTCTCAAGTATCTCAATTAGTTGAAATATTGATACCTGATGCGATTTGGTTCGCACCGCCTGCCACGCCGGAAGATAACCCGCTTAACGTTGGAGTTTACGAGGAGATTGAGGGAACTACGGTGACAATCCCGCCTGAACCAGCTGGATACCCCGGTGTAAGCTTTGCTTTTAATGCTGCTATTTACTTGCTCGCAATCGGGGATCAAGGCGGCGAGGCCCTCCTGAAGCTCCAGAAATCAGAAAACGAAGGGTCTTGGTTTGATGTTCCAGGTCAAGAGTTTGGAATGGTATCGGAAAACAGTAACGACGAAGAACGGGCAGCTCTGGCCTTTACTGATACTTACGCAGGAGGTATTCCAGCGGATACGGGAGTAAGGTATCGCATAGCTGGGCAGTCAGTTACAGTTGGTTACGAGGTATCGGTACATTATAGCCTTGTAAACCCAAACAACACTGGACCAGTTGCTTACATAGTTGCTGATTACTCTCCCGGTTAATTCACCAGCATGGGGTTTAACCAGCATAAAGATAAAAACATGACAGCGCAAAGATAATGAAATTAATTCCAAATAAGAATGCATACGCTCAGGTATTAAGTCAAGAGTACAAGGTGTGCAACGGTACGGAATCGTCTTTCCCGGCTTCTATCGGAGGGCATCCGAAAGTAATGATTGGATGCGATTATTCTATCCATGTTCTCGGAGGCGCAAGCGGCGGGGTACTCAAGGTTAAAGGCCAACAAAGAATAGGCGATGGAGACTGGACCGATGGGCAAACAGGATCACTCACCGTTAAGCCTGATGGAGAGGACCGTTATTCTTTTAAATTTCATTATCCGCATTATACAGGCATACCGACAAACGTTATCGTTCAGCATAGGGTCATAGTTGCTCAGGCAGGCGCAAGCGATCAAATAACCCTGCACGACTCCTTGATAAACCCTGGTGATTGCGTCCCTACTGGCAGTATCTGGAAACAGTATTTCTTCGAGGGAGAGATTCCGGTGAGTATTATTTCTAATGCTTTCAAGTCCATCCAAACGACCAACCCGCCAGTGGGAACTATTGGTGTATTGTTTGGAGAGAATAATACAAATAAACAGATAGTTACGGTCTCGACGGGTAGGTTCGCGATAGTTAGCAGGGAATCAACCAATATTGCACAAACACTGGTTGGCACGGTTGACGTAGACGGAGGGGTCTCTTTTGGAATATTGGCGGAGGATACGTTCGGAGCAAGTAGTTTTTCGTCTAATACTTACGGTGTCATATCCATAGGTTCTAACAAAATTGCACGATTCCATACCGGCACGGGCATGGGGTTTGCCGTGTGGGACTGTGGGGAAAGTGGAACCGTTCCTATATTGGAAGAAACTAACGACAATCTGTGTACCTACTTGCCGGGAGGGTGGAAAGGCTCCGTAATGTTTTCTTCCGGGAAGATATCATTATTAACCTTGCCCCGGTCCCCTGCATACGAGGACTGCGCCTTGATGGTCTACGATATGCAATCATCCACCGGGATTGCATCAAATGAACAAGAAATAACTGCCTTTTTCGGGGCCAATAGAACTGTATTTTACAACCCAGGTGATGTTATAGACGGGTGCGCCGCCCCTGGTGGGGTCCTGTACGTGGCAAGGACAGCGGACTCTAGTGATGAGGCAAGTAACCCGAGAATGGAACTGATACTGGCAAGCGCCACCTCCCTGTCAAGGGTTATCGTCCAGTGCTCGGACCTTGACGGCTATCCGTTCGCCATTGCTTGCGACACTGCAAGTGGGGTTTTTGTTTTTGGATACCTGACCACAGACAGCAAAATAAGATTAAGAACTGGCAAGGTAGCCGCAGAAGCCGTTACTTTTGGGGACGCAATAGACTATATGTCAGCCGAAACGGGCTTTCCTCTGCCGTATGGTGCCGCTTTGTCGTTCGGTGATGATCGCTTTCAAGTCGTTTTCCAAGATTTTGTAAATAACGTCCAGGTGCCAGTACCAATAATCGCAGACGGGACAGGGATATATTCATATGATTTTCTTGGAGGTTTCAACAGGATCTATACGTTACCTGGAAACTCTCCGATCGACACGATCCTTACGGGCAATGACGGGCAATCGCTAATTTTTAATTATGGTGACAACGGGAATGTTAATTTCCCGTTGGAAGGCGCTAGGTATTTAACAGCTAATCAAAATTACGATATTCTTTTTACTGAGCTTGCAAGCGGTGTTTCATTAACTGGTGAGGTGGCGGAAGATGGAAAGCAGAAATATTACGCTATTGTTACAGACAACAACGCAACACAGGTTAGTGTAAATTTAACAGACTTTTCTGGAGATCTTGATCTTTATATGCGCAAAGGCAACTGGCCGACTTACGAGGAGTATGATGAATATTCAGATCCCGGAAGCCTAACGTTACCGAACACAGAAAGTTCTTGTTGGTATATAATGGTGGACTGTTATGCAGATGAAACTTTCACGATAACTGCAATGATTACCTAATGAGAAAAGTTACCAACGAGGATGAATTCAGGGCAGCAATGAATGAATGCGCTGCCCTGGCGAAAAGAGACGCAAGTATCATCATCAGAAAACTCGCTCTTGACGCTTACGGATCAGTTGTCCAGTTGACCGCAAAAGATTACGGATACGCAAGGAACAATTGGGGGGTTGCGGTTGATTCTCCAGCGCCAGACGGGAGCCTGACAGATCCAGGTAAAAATAAATATGAAGATCCAAAACCGCCCCCGTTAATAAAAAAAGCAAAATATAATTCAAAAATAATACTGTTCAATAATACTGCATATATAAAATTTCTTGAAGAGGGCACTCCTGATATGGAAGCGCAACCAATGGTAAAACCGACTCAGCAAAAATTATATAAGCAAGCGGAAGAATTATATAAAGCATTAAACAAGAAAAAATATGACATTTAGTTGATAATGGATATTTTTATTGAAAACTCTATAAAGGATAGACTCAAGAAAAAATGGACTGAAACGCCTGTTGAATTTGAGAATGAACTTTTTACAAGAAAAAGCGGTGTCGCGTACATTCGACCGCAGATTGAAATATCCTCAACTCAATCAGCTGGAATTTTTAAACAGGAAGGAGTATCAAGAAGGAAAGTAAACGCAACAGGTTTTATTCTCATTTCTGTTTTTGTCCCCCTTAAAGAAGGGACAGCGAGAATTTCAAGATTTTGTGAAGAGTTAAAAAATATCATGTCGTTCTGGACAAATGGCCCACTTGAATGCGGGAAAGGTATAACTAAGAGGATCGGGAAACGACCAGAATGGTATCAAAGAAACGTTGTTATTGATTTTAATTATCAAGGATGTGAAGAGGTTTAACTATGGGCGCGACTGGCGAAAATGCACAAATAAGCTTTTGTATTCAGGATGCGGAGACGCCAAAGTTGGTGCCGGAAAATCCTGTTTTTACCGTAATCCCCTTTGACCTTGAGGCGGGTGATTCCCTGAAATCTGCTCTCAAAACAAAAGAGTCAACCGTTCCAAAACCAGACGGTGGCGTCGGCGACCCGTCTGTAATAGGCCTGGATGTTACGGGCGGCATTCCTATCCCGTTCAGCCCTCTGTTCTCAGGGCCAGAGGATCCCCTGATTAAGGCGGGAATGTATGCGGCTGAATGGAACAAGATCCATTCAGCAAACAAGAAGCTCGACCTTTCAGGGGCAACCTATAACCAGTCTACAGGGGCTCTTGACTTGTCCGGAATGGCTACCACACCGGATCAAATAAAAAATAAGCAAAAAGTAAAGATTACAGGAACAACCAGCACAGACGGGATTTTCACTTTGACCGGCCCTGATGACGGCTCGTCTTTTGTCTTGAACCCGAAACCGGCCCTTGCGGAATCAATAGCTGCCGGTACGATTTGCGGCGAGATGATCAGGAATGGAAAAACAGAAACACCTGTAGTTTTCCAGGCGCATCAGGATGACATTGATTTGCGTGATTATTTCATAGGGTGCAAGCCGAACTCTGTCGATTACTCGTTTGAAGTTGAGAGCGAGATGAAATATACATATAACATTCAGGGGATGGGCGGAGAGCTAAAAACGAACAATGAACAATACTCAGGCGAATCACTGGTAACGCCTACGCAGTACAAAGTTTTCACCACCGCTACCGACGCCGGGACGATCAGTATCAATGGAGTCGGACAGGTGGCCGGGTGTCTTGTTCAGTCTGTTTCTTGGTCAATGACCCGCGAACTCACCGAGAGAAAAGGTGTGTTCGTCCTCGGAGCTTGCGGCCTCGATCCTGGTAAAGCTGGATTAACCGGAACCATTTCTATCGGGTTTGAAGATAGTCAGTTTTATGAGTGGTTACGAGACTCAACGCCGTTCTCTCTCGACTTGGCTATCCCTGGAGATGAGGGATTAAGTTACGCTTTTTGTATTCCCAGGGCACTGCTGACCGACAATGACGCCCCGAGAAAAACAGGGTCAATCATCCAGACGGCAAATTTTACCGGATCGTATAACGATGATTATAAATGTCGTTTCCAGGTTGACCGCTTCGACGAAAGATAAAATGTTTCACGTGAAACATTTTATTATAAATAAAACCTCAATAAGTCACGACTCGGAAACCTAATGCCACAGATCTATCTCGACATAGATGCAACCGGTAGCGTAAAAGGGATAAGGCAGTACGAGGATGCTACCGATCGCGGGGCAAAAGCTACCGGAAAGCTGACTAAATCAGCAAAAAAAGGCTTCAGCGGAATTGCTAAAGCTGCCACGGCGGCTTCCGCAGTTGCAAGTGCCGCGATTGCTGCAATTGCAACTGTTTCGGTGAAAACTTTTGCTGATTTTGACGATCAAGTCAGAATGGCAGCGGCAACGGCAGGGGCGACAGCATCAGAATTTATTGCTCTTGCCGATGCCGCAAAAGAAGCAGGCGCAAGCACGAGATATGCTGCTTCCGAATCTGCGGAAGCGCTCACCCTTCTTGCTCAACGTGGCTTTGATGTCACTCAGGCAATTGCAGCAATGCCGGAAGTTCTCAGTCTTGCAGCTGCGAATCAAATCGCCCTTGCCGATGCCACTAGCGTGGCAACTGGAGTTCTAAGGGGCTTCGGTAAAGAAGTTAAGGATCTAAATGATATAAACGATGTTCTCACCGCGACCTCTCAAAAGTCAGGCGCGAACGTCATTTACCTTGGAGATGCTTTCAAGTATGCCGCCCCGGCTGCCAAGGGGAGCCGAGAGGAACTTGAATCTGCATCTGCTGTTATCGGTGCCCTTGCGGATAACGCCTTCGCGGGTGGAGAAGCTGGCAACGCCTACAAGCGCATGCTTATCGCCTTGCAGGCCCCTACGGCCTCGCAGGCAGCAGCACAGGACCGGTTAAACCTAACTGTTCATGATTCTCTCGGGAACTTTGTCGGGCTCATTCCAATTCTTGAGCAGCTCCAGAAGAAAAACATTGATCTCGTAGACTCTTATAGACTTTTTGGCGCTTATACCGCAACCGCAGGCCTTGCCGCTTCCTCTTCTGCGGACAGGATAAGGACTCTTTACGGGGAGCTGAAGAGCCTTGATGATGTAACCAGAAAAACAGCTGAATTTCAAGAGGAAGGTTTAGGCGGTGCTCTCAGGTCTTTAGGTTCGGCGACCGAAGCAGTTTCCATTGCAATCGGGGAAAGCCTGGCCCCGGTGATACAAGATATTGCCGAAGACATTACGGCTTTTAACCGTGAATTATCGCAATCGAAAACATTTGCACTCAACATCATTGATCCCGTTTCTTTTATAGCGATCTCGTTAACTAGCGTGGCGAATGCTGCCGACATTGCTATCGATGGGCTAAGTGGACTCGTTGCTTTCGGCGCAAAATTTACACCACTATATAGAGGCATAGAGCTTGTGGCCGGGGGGCTGGAAGCAATTGGAGCGATAGACAGTAATCCTCTTAAGGATTGGCGAAAAGACATAGAGCAATTTGCAAAGGAAGCCGATGGATCATTAGGCAGGAGTGAAAAACGCCTTGACTCTGTAACAACAAAATTCGCTGGATACAGAGCAAGTATTCTGGCAGCCGGTGCGGCAAACAAAGAAATTGAGCCGCCAGAAGGTATTGAAAAAACATCTGAAGAACTTGATAAGGCAAAAGAAAAAGCTGAAAACTTCATATCCAAAATGGAGGAAATCAACAGTACTAGAATTGCTGTTGATATAAACGCGGAAAATAAGCCAGCTCTAAAAAAGATAGATGAAATAGAAAGAAGAATACAAGATATCAATAAGGAGTATGTATTAAATATAGATACTAACCCGGAAGCTGTAAAGGCTCTTGGTATTGAATTCATTGAGCTTGAAAAGCAACTTGTAAAACAGAAATCAATAGTTTCCACCGAGCAACAAATAAAAGATCTTGACGGCGCATTAAAAGAAATAAAGCAAACGACTCTTGATGGAAAAATAACCATTAACGCTGATCCAGAGGCGGCGGCGGCTTTGGAATCCCAGATATGGCTATTAAAGCAACAGAGAGCTGAAATAGTTGAAACTGTTCCACAGCTTGAGCTGGTCAATGGGGTTTGGAGGAACATAAAAGAGACTGTAGAGCAAGGCGCTCAGGGCGTGGCGAACGCTACAGACCAAGCCACGGCAAGCACGGGCCAGCTCGAACAGGTGGTGGTCTCTCTTGATGGCGTATGGACTCAGGCCCTCTCAAACGGGGCCGACTTGTTACGGGATGTCAACGGCGAATTGATAACCGGGCAGCAGGCAGCAATACAGTACGCTGCTTCTGTGGCCACGATTGGAGAGAGTAACGAAGGTATTTCAGACGCTCAAAAAATACTTGATGACATATATAATAGTATGACAAGCATTCCTGATGTTTCGGGAAAATTTGAAAAGCTTGTTGATTCGAAAGCTGCACTCGAAATACTTAAACGGGAGATATCCGGGCTCAAAAAATTAATGAAGAGCCTTGACCCGGCATCAGAAGCAGCGGCGAAGGCTATCGCGTCTTTAATGACCGCTGAAGCCGCTGAAAAAACCTTAAAAAAAGAAGTAAAAGAACTCGAAGAGGAAATTGATAAAACCGGGAAAACCGCAGAGAAAACAGCGAAAAAAATAAAAAAAATCCCAAAAGCAGCAGAGGCGGCGGCGGCATCCATTGGAAAAATCGCCGAAGCAAACGAGGCTGTTTCCTCTTCTGCTCAAGAATTAGAGAAAACACAGGGAGATATTGCCCGCGCTGCTTGGTCAGCCTCTAAAACTTTTGAGGCAACTGCAACCAATGACATAGCGTCAATTGATCGTAAAATTGAGAAGTTAAAAGAAGAAGAGGAAATAATATCAAGGATGAATGATATTATTTTTGGAAAACAATCTGATTTTACCGGAGTAAACAGGCAAGCGAGAGATAAGACGATGGGTCAGGAGCAAATCCAGGACCTTGAGTCTAAAAAGTTTGCTTTACAGATGGAAAAGACTATCAATAATTTCATGAATTCAACCGAAGCCAACCGCGCCGCCCTTAATAAGAATACATCTCAACTCGAAGAAGGGGGAAGAGGTTCGGCAAGAGGGGAGCAGATGGGAACTGTCAATAACAATTTTAACATGTCTTTTAAAGGCATGGGCCGTGATGATGTTGTTGATATCCAGAGCGACCTCGAAAGGATGACATTGAGAAAATGATATTAACAAAAGATCAAACAGTCATTGACATTGGAAATACTACAAGTTTTTCAGGAGTAACAGGGAAAATTCAGGCCTCTGTTATGACCGGCAACGGTTCCACTTTCTCTCAAACATGGCCAGTAGCTACAGACTCAAGGACGTTTAAATTTTCGGGGATAATAGAAGAAAGGCTTGCCTTGTTGCTTGATTTCCATTTAAATCAAGTTAATGGAATTTCCGAAAGTTTCCTCATTGAAGAGGATGACGGGACGAGCTACCTGTGCAGATTCACCGACAAAAGAATAAACTACGATAGCGAAGATACGATCAAGATAGTAAAAGGCCAGGAAGCACAAACATATAACGTATCATTTTCAATAAAAAAAGAAAATGCTTGAAAACCTACCGGCTGATTTTATAACAGAGCTTAATAAGAATAATGTGCAAGAGGTAATTCTTGCTGTTTTAAAGATGGACCTTGGAGATATTTATCTATCTGATTTCAGGTTACCAAGCGGGATAGAATCTCAACTCGGGCGGGAATATTTTCCTTTCGTTGAATCATTCGGGGAGGAGAAACCGGGCGGGGATGTCAATTCTTTTTTAAATCCCGGAAACCTGGAAACGAAAACACAAAGAATCACCCTGGTAAGATCGGACGAAAGTAAATCAATAATAGATCCTCTTATCAGGGAGGGAGTCCATAACAAGAGGATTGAATTCTATCGCTGGTTCATAGGAATGACGAGCCAGCCCGTTCTTATTGATACTCTTTTTTGCCAAGATCCTATACAGTTAAAAGAGGATTCGATGTTATTCTCTTTTGATTGTGTTTCCTGTCTGGTTACAGAAAATCCTAAGCTCTGGAACAAAGCAGTGGGTGAGCAGGTTTTTCCTATTCCGGTTGGGAAAGCGGAAGGCGTACCTCTTGTCTACCTGGACAGCAACCCGCCGCATACGGTACTGACCGAAGAACTTAAAGAGGATTACACAGGTGTAATCGGGGCGGAAAACACAAGTGGTTTCTCACCTTCAGGAATAGTTACCATTAACGGTGAAAAACTTCAATATAGTTCAAAATCTGCTACATCTTTTTACATATCTGCGAGAGCAGTTGCCCTTACAGATGGACAGGATCACCGTTCAGGAAGCGGCGTATTCCCCTTGGGCGCTGTTTACTGGTACGGTGTATGCGCTGGCCCTGTATCGTCACTTTCGGGGCTGTCTTCCGGGGGGGAGGAATACAGCGGCCAAAACGCAATCTTTATGCCGGAGGGGAATCCGGCCCGAGTGGGATTCCCTGACCGGCTTCCATATCTCTTTGAAGATCAGGATCTTAGTATTACTGACAATGTGTTTTATGGTGCCATTCCGAACAAATCAATTGATACCAGCACTTATTGGTATCCAGATATAAACAAAAAGGACGGAAAAGCAGAGATAAAAATAGAATTCCGCTCGTTTTCCCAGGCTACCGGAACAGAAACAAAATCGAATGAGGCCCCCTTATACCTGCCTTCAATGCCCGGAGACGGCCCAACCTATGCTGGCAGTAAAAATTTAACAGAGACAGGGAACTTTTCAGTATCACAAAACCATGGCGACCCTATAGAGCGTGAAGCATGGAGAGAGATAAGGATAAATTCAACCGCAGAAGCAGGTGACAAGGCGTGGGTAATGATAGAGCCTGCGCTTCCTGATGAGTCGGGGGAGTATTACGATTACGTTAATACATGGCTGTCGTTTTATTGCCCCCTTGCCGAGACATCTTACATGAGATACAAGTTGCAGTTTTTTAAAGTTTTCTCTACGGGGATGGAGGTTGAAATACTATGGATGTCTCACGATGGGGGGTCGTCGATCCAGGGAAAAAAGATAGACGAAGGGATAACAGACTGGTTCCTTGGGGATGAGTTGCCACTTTTTGAACCAAACGAAAGAATGAAGCTCGTTATAACTTGCCTTGAAAAGGGCAGCGGGTCGGACCCGTATGCATTCGTGCGACTCGGTGGTTACACTGGGAAAAACACCTACTACGGCGGGGTTATATTTTATCGATACAAAGTATCAGAGCCGTCCGCCTGGATATCAAGCAAGTTCGGTAAAAACCTTTCCAGCAAGGGAATTTTCACCTCTGCAAAAATTAACCTAAAAGGAACGATTCGCAACACCGGAAACAAGGCTGATGGGGCACTGAAGGTTTACGAGAATAACGTAGAGATAGCAAGTTATCAGCTCGTTGACGGTGAAGAGTTAGACGAAGATATCAACATTTCTCCCTCGTCTTGGCTGGAATTGATGAATGCAGAGATAAAAATAGAAGTCAAACTGACCGGGCTTGATGGTGAAATATCAAGTGGGTCGGCGGGTTTTGAATTTTCCGGTGGTCTTCAGTGGCCTCTCTCGTATACTGGTAGTAATCTTGACAATATAAATGTTTCATACACTTCTGATTTAACCTGTAACGCTACCTCTATCAATGGGGCCAATCCCACTCCAGCCGATCAGATAAAGTATCTGATCCAGGGTTACACGTCATATTCTGACTTTATCCACGCTCAAGATTTCATTGACAGGTCGGCTGAATATTCAGCAAGGGGTCATTTTTTAAACGGGCTATTAAGTGGTAATCTCTCATTGCAAGAGGCGTACCGGGTCATTTTGAAAGAAGGTTTTGCGCGTCCGAAATATAATCAGGGGAAAATAAAACTACTCAATTACATAACTGACCAAGACTTAACTAATAAAGCGACTTATGATAATAGCTCGCTGATAATAAAAAAACGTGGCTATGAAACAACAGGATCTGAAAATATAATAAAAAACATAGTTATAAATTATGATAAAAATAACAAAACAGGAATTTACGAAGGAACTTTCAAGGCCGGGACCGGATACGACGAGCCCGAATTAAACCTTGACCTTGTATCATCGGGGGCGGCAGTTAGTGAGGCTGGTAATTTTATTCTTTCGTATAAAAATAAAAATTTAACCGTGCTCACGTTTGAGGGTATTATCTGGATGATCGAACCTGAAAAGGGGGACGTGCTCACTTTGCCGGATTTCCTGGACGGTGAGACATCTAAGTTTTGCAAAGTGATATCAAGTTATTGCGAATATGGTCGCGGAAAAAACAACCTAGTAACAAGAGTTACTTTAAAGTGCTTGAAAATATCATAATTAGGTAGTATTATTTATTGAATAATATTTATTAACATAAAGGATGAGTTCTCCATGAAGCAAGCTGTAGGAGCAAGAGGGAAAGGGGCTGTTGTTAAGTCAAAATCTAACATGAAGCAAAAAATAACGATTGATCTTGTTGATATCGAAAAAGGGGTATATGTGGACAAGAAAGGGGTTTCGCTTGGCCTAGTGCCTAAAGAGTTGTTAAATAAATGCAGGGAGGCAGGGAAGAATGAAGACTAATGGTGGGCTTGCCCAGATGGCAGCAGACGACGCGGCATCTGCTGCGGAGATAGGAATCGGAACAGGGACCACGGCGGCGGCATTGGGGGATACTGCTATGGAAGCTGAAGTGGCAACGGTGGGCCGCTTTGCTGTTGTCGGAGCGAGTGCCGTTGGACCGGTGGCGACTATTCAGGGTTTTTCCCAGAATATGCCAGCGTCGGCAGAAGTAACGGAGGTCGGGTGCTTTGCGGCTGGCGGCGCTATGCTGTCTCGTAATGTTCAGGCAGCACAGACAATCCTACAGAATGTAGGATGTATAGTCACGATCCAAAACACGTACAGTAACGCGTAACAAGAAGAAAAAACGGAGAAAAGTATAATGAAGAAGATTTTTTTTTATTCTCAATAATCATTATTAGCACTCTTATAACTTCATGTGGGCCAGAATTCGAACCGGTAGAAAGAGAATATTACCAAGTGTCATAATTTTATTTTCCCTTATATTGTTATTCCCGCCCCTCCTCTATCCTTCCGAGTCGGCAGGTAACAAAGCGCACGGGACTGAAGTCCTGGAAGAGATAAAGGAATTTCGGGCAGAAGTGCAGAAGATGAACTTGATTGTTGTCAAGTATATGGCGGAGTCAGGCAAGGATATAGATGGATTACTTGAATTTAAAAAAGAAGCTGAAGAAGATATTGAAGAATTAAAAAAAAAATCTTTGTTCTCTGGATAGCAGGAGGGGGAGCATGGGCAGTATTATTGCTTCTTCTTGCCGCTAAATTTACAGCAATATTTGGACCAAGAGAAAATGTTACCTTGGATGTTTCTCCAGGATAACGGGGGATTGTGAGTATGAATGGAATAGACTTTACAGGGATTGCTGTATTGGCATGGATGACACTTTGTGTGAATCCAACGCTTGGCTGGCTATCTCTTTGGTTTAAGGAGTGGAAGGCTTATCGCAGGTCGGGCCGCTTCGGGGACGGTCGAGGAGGGGGTTTTGACTGGGCGAATAAGAGGGACCCGGCAAACGGTGAGGTATCACTTATCAAGATCACAAGATATATTCCTCCAAGTAATGGCCCTGGAACCGGAATGGTTATTTTTTATTCCTTGAATTTCAGAGGAGAGGAAGAGCCGCACCGTTGGAGGTTAAACAAGTGGGAAGATAATATTGAAAATATCTGGCCACTGTCTCCAGAGCAGGCCACCAGGGTAGAAGATGCCGGGGACGACTGGCCGCAAGAATTGCCGACTAATGATCACCAGGAAATTGCCGTTCGGTTGGTCACGGAAGTTGTCGAGCAATTGAAAAATTCAGCAACTTCCTTCAATTCTGTTGGGGCTCGAATTTCTGGCCTGAATACCACGTTGAAAAGACAGGAGAAAAGAGAAAGATAATAATTGTTTTTTCTCCTGTTTTGCAAAAACCTACTCATTTGATTGAGTAGGTTTTTTTTGTGCTTTTCATACTGCAATTGCCATGCCTGAATACATAGGCACTTGGGGAAAAAATCGACAATCTTCCGTAACTGTCGATAAAATGCACAGTCATAACAGTAATATAGATTGATCACCTCCTGGATTGCGCTTACAGTTAAAGGAGCTAGACGATAGCTATTCTTTTTAACTTAAGGAGTTATTTTAATAATGGAAAATTCAGGAGAAGAAAAAATGTCTGACAGTTCATTGAATGCAACGGAAATTGCTGTAGGGTCTTTGCTGGCTGGTAACGGTGGTGTAGGTGGTGGTGTTGGTGTTGGTGGTGCCTGGAATAATGGTGGAATCGCCGGGGCTCCTTTTGCTGGTCTCGCTACTATTCAGCATTCTGTTGACGATGCAAAGGATTGTATCCGGGGCGGAAACGCACAGTTACGATCAGAGTTCAACAATTCCAACATGATCGGCATGATCTTTCAGCAGCAAACAGCCGGAGGACAGCAGCACCTTGAAATGACGCGCGAAATCGCTGCTGTTCGGGCGGAGCAGAAGGAGTGTTGCTGCGAAACAAAAATACTGATCAAAGATAACGAGATTTCCCGCCTGAAGGACGAGCGAGACCGCGCTGTTGATTCAAACAACATTACCGCTACCGTGGCCGGAACCGCTGCCGCAATGGCACCTATGATCGCTCAGGCCGTAGCTGCCGCAATGGCTGCTTGTCGCCCCGCCTGACCGGGCGGAGGTGGTGAGCTTGTTGAGATATGTCATAATGGACAGTCTTTATTCTTACCGCCTCAAGCCGCAATAGCCCACCTTCGGGAGCATCCAGGGGACACTTTAGGCCCATGCCCTCGACCTGTAGTCGATACGATTGCTCAGCCAGCGGAAGCAGCAGAAGAACCGGCGGCAACTGAGACCACAGAAGGAGCGGCGGCAAGTTAGTATTATTTTCTACTATAGCGGCCTATTGTTTTTTAGGTCGCTATTTTTCATAAAAAATTAAAATATACAACAAGATGATTGATGAAAAAATAGCAGGTTTAATCTGTTCGGTTGCGGGGAAGTTTGACTCGACAGGTCGCCATTATATGGCCGCTTGTTATTGGTTCCGCTCAAAGGACGCCAATGGTTTTGAATTATTTGCAGAGAACGAAGCAAAAGAGCGTTGGCATTACTCCGGGAAGCTTTACAGGTATGTATCCGACAGGGGTTTTCAGCCGATTATCCAGGCGGCTCCAGCTATCCAAAGCAACGGGTGGGCAGGAGTTGACAGCGTTGTGGGTGTGCTCAAGAAACACGACGAATCAACTTGTATTGTTATTGACGGGATGGTAAAACAGTTAATCAGTCAAGGTGTGGGAGCGGCAGGGGTATTTCTTGCAGGTGTTCAGAATCATTTTCAAGATGATATCAGAGAGATTCGAGCAGTTGACGACCATGTACAGACGAAAAATACCATGCTAGAAATGGTGAACGAACGGCTTTACAGAGATTACAGTAAAAAGTGAGCGCAAAAAATTATACTGGAACAACAATTCCTCCGGCGCAGAAAAGAAAAATATCAGAATACGCTACGCAGCACTTTACAGGGAAATTGCCGCGCTTTCTGCGTCTTTGGTTTGAAGTTATCACAAGATCGTGCGAGGCGGATGTCCCGCCAGAATTAATAATTCTATATATAAATGAAACCATTGAATTCTGGCAGAAGAAAAAAGATGGAAAGCTTTAGCTTTCCGGTGGAGCTTGCCCTGTATTATCCGAAACAACCAATCCCTTTATCCTTACCCCTGCCCGCGCTTCCCCTAGTGCCGTAACCATGTAGTTGAAAATTGTTGTTTCTTCAACATGCTTTATTCGTAACAAAGCAATATCCTCCATTCTTTTTAGCTGCTTCTGATATCCCGCAACCCCTTGCTGTTCGAGTTGTTGCAGTTCGACACCTAAATTTGCAACAACTTTAGACTGCTCCTTGATTGATGTTTCCGTGATTTCCATTACTGTTCAACTCCTGTTGTGGTTTTTACTGTGATTGTTTCTGGATTATTGCTATTGTTCACGATATAGTTCGGAGCGCGGGCAATATCTTTCATGCCGCTCATCACTAGGCCCCATTGAAAAATATTTCCTACCCAGCTCTGTTTAGCGACAGCGTCACCGCCTGCCCCGATAATGCCTGAAATGGTGTCAACTTTTGGCTGAGGCACGGTTTTATAAACGATTCTCTTTTGCTGTTGAGAACTATTATTATTAGACTGTAGGTTATTGTTTTTGTTCAGTGCCCCAGCAAGGACTTTTAACGCTTCTCCCATTACCAAGACAGAGAGGGCGGCGTGGTCTGTCTCCTCTATGGTTTTCTCTGGAATCGTAGTTTCCCCTTCCCCGAGAATAAACCTTGTATGTTTCTGTATGACTGTTTTTTTTGTTGGAATATTCAGAGATGCCGGAGCCTCAATGGTGGTTGTTTCTTTTTCCGAGCAATCATTACACTTTCCTTGCTGGACTAGGAACTCCCTATCTGTTTTTCCCTGTTCTTGAATGGTAGCAACGGAAGAGGCTCCCCATTGCTCTTGCGCTGCCTTCATGGGGGCGCAACCAAAAAGAAACTGTCCTCCGAGCAAGAACGAGACCGACCACACCGTGACCATGCCGCAGAATTGTTTTTTATTCATAACCTTTCTCCGTTTAAAAAAAATGGTAGCACCGATTATTTATAAAAAATACAAATCGATACCTGTTCCCAGGTCGCGGATTCGGAACCGCCGGAGCTACTGCAAATGTATTTATATCACCAACGGGTGGAGATGTCTATATTTTCTTTTTCTCAACCAGGGCGGTGCATATGATTCCACCGTCTCTATATTTAATTATTTCTGCTGGCTGCTTGAAACGTCCGCTCTCTAGCCCTTGTGGGTATGCAGAAATCCTCTGCAACCCGCCCCTTATATAACAGGGTAATGATTTTTTCGTTGTCTTATGTTTTTTACATATCATGCAAAATCTTTTTGCAAAAGTATGAAATTTTTGCAATGTAAGGTCATTGCCTGTCAATAAAACAATTTCCGGTTCTTCATTGTTGTTAATGCGTATTCTTCGCTGTTTCGCTGCCTCCACAAGCGTTTTAAGTCGTCGCTTCCTTGATGACGTGACCATTTTATTGTTTACGATCATGTCGTCGCTCTCGACAACATGAATTTCATCAGTTAGCGTTTTTATCTCACTCAGGAGGGATTTTTCATCAGCCTCAAGGGCTGTTTGGAGTGCTGTTTTTCTAGGCATATGTTATTATCTCCTCTTTTTTTTTGCAGTTAACGATTATTTTTTATAGCACAGAAAAAGTAATTTTGCACAGAAAAAAATCAGAACGGAACATCTTCGCCGCAAGACTCTTCCCCTGACAATGATTGAAAATCTTCAAAATCGTCTTCGAAGGTCTCTTCGACTCTATCAAATTCAATATCTGAAATCTCGTAGTATCCGTTTTTATTTATACTTGCAAGAACTTTTATGGGTCGGTCAAAGCTCTCTTGCGCTGTCCAGAGAGACAAGTTTAAATCTTCAGGGTGAAAGCCACAATCAGGGCAATATTTTTCCCATTTTTGTTCGCCATACCAGGCGGCTTTCCCTTCGTACTCAGGAGGAATACAGATATACTCCCATGCGTTACTGCTCTTTGCCGTGGCCAGTCGCTCCTCGTTCAGAGTGAGCGTTAATCTGAGCATCCTCTTTCCCTTGCGCCCTTCGTAAATATCAATCTCAAATTCGACCACGTCAAGCCACTCAGGAGGGTCTGGCGCTATTTCGTCAAAACTGACTTCCCTCATTGCAGGTAATTCCTTTGCAATCAACTGCTCGTACTCAAAGCCACAGTCAGGACAGATCATCGTCACGGGGTGCATTCTCGACTTGCATGGCACGGGGTCAGCAAGGCTCAGCAGCGTGAGTTCTTCCAGCAACCTGGAAGAACAGAAAGGGCATTGAGACTCGTTATCATCAATAGCTTGCCTATACTGAGCTACAGAAAAAGGCTTTCCGCATTCCTGACAAGAATGGGCACGGCTCGTTGATCCCTCGCAAATTTTAAACGGTGCCTCTCTTGGCTTTTCGTCTCCTCTGTCCTTATCTTTTTTCTTGACTTGCGGAATCTTGACAATAGGGTCGTCAAGGTCAAAGATACCGTTCTTATACCTTAAATGCTTTCTGCTGCTCTTGGTAATATCTATCAATAACGCTTTCTTTCCGGGAAGGAAAGTCATGCAACGACAGATTCCCTGTAAGAAAAAAGCAGAAGAAAGCGTGTCTCTCAGCCAGATAACACAGGAGGTAGCTGCATGGTCAAATCCTATGGCCAACATTAAAGCGGTAACGATGCAACGATATAGCCCTGATTTGTACCCGTTAAGAGCTTTTTTTTGCGCTGCTTTTTTTTGCTTGCTGTGATATGCCGTTGCCGGTATACCTTTATCATTCAGAGCTTCAACAACCTCGTTTATATGTTTTACGTCAATGCAAAAAATAATAATAAAACTATGATCTACCGCGTACTCTTCAACTGCCAGCGGAACAGTTTTGACATGCTTGCATTTTTCAGCTGAAAGCTCGGAGAGATTGAACTCTCCAGCCGTTATACTCACTTGAGATAGGTCTGTTCCATCTTCAATTATTACTCCGCCCATGGGGGCCAGTCTTTTATTGTCGAGTAATTCTTTATAGGTTATTTTATGCGTCAACTCAGAAAACCATGGGGTGCATGTTTCTTTGTTGTTATCGCCATAGAGAAACCCGTATGAGAGGCCCCAAGGGGTTGCGGTATACCCAAGCATGCGGGTGTTCTTATTGTACCCTATAAGCGTTGTTATTATCGTCTCGTATTGAGTTTGCTTTTTTGCGACATCCTGACAACCTAATAAATGGGCCTCATCAAGGATGATCAAGTTGAAAGGCTCAACCCTGCCAAGATCATTAATTATGGTCTGTCTTGATGCTACTGTGCAGTATTGACCATAATCTTTTCGACTGCTCACAGAACCGCATGCGATACCAGGAATGAACCCGCAAACCGTCGCCACCGTTTGCGCTAACTGTCTAACTAAGAGTTCCCGGTCAATCAAGATTACACATCTGAAATTGGGAATCATTCTCATTAAGTCCCTAACGACCTTGGCCATCATTATGGACTTACCGGAACGGGTAGGGCTCTGGATCAGTACAGGGAGGCCTTGCATTAGGGCTGGCATGGTTTTTTCATGAGCCTCAACCTGATATTCTCTCTCCTCTATTTGCACAACAGCAACTCCTCATTTTTAAAAGATTATCCAAACTGGCCAACGAAAAGATTTTTCCTTCCAGGGGCAACCTTCACATTTTTTTTTACGCCATGAGAACTTGTAATCAGGATGATCCCCCCTCATGCAGTATTCGTCATCAAAGGTATACAACCCACCGCAATCAGCTATTTCCTTCTTAAACTCACAAGATGAGCAAACAGCTTGCGGCGGGTTGTGTTTATTGTAATGACGGCACAAGGTACCGTCAAGATGAACGCAGGTTGTCATAATTCAATCTCAAGCAAGTTTCTAACGGCTTCCTTGTTGTCCAGAGCTCCTGCCTGATATACTTTTTTAATAAAAGAAATGTCATCATCACTCGGGGGCCTTCCGAGATATATAAATTCACGGGTTGGGATGCCTTCGGGTTTATATCCTATAGATATCCCAGTCTTTGTTTTCCTTATATCTTCAATATTGAGATAAAATTTTCGCGTGCCCATTTTACCAACACTCCTCTCTATATTCACAACATTTAACTTCCCACTGATGACAGCTCTGACACTTTCTTTTCTCCGGGGCACATGACATTTTCATGATCGTGAAGCATCGTTCTAATGTTCTTCTTGCAAGGATTTTGTCAATTTTGACCCGCTCGTAATATCTTTGTGAATCGTTCCTACTCTCAACAATAACGATTATTCTCGTCAACTTTAACAGGTGAGCGATAATGCTTACCTGTATCCTGTGCTTTAGATGCCAGTGTTCAAAGCCTTTCTCTTTTAAAGAGGTAAACTCGTTCCTTTCTCCGCATGAGGAAATCGAAAGAAGATGATCCTTGCTGCCCATGTTCAAGGCTTCCAGATTATCAAGGATCCCATCGGCCCGCCCGGAAATCATCAGGCCCGTTTCAGGATCAAGAGCAATGACTTCTTTCCCTTGGTTTTTCACTGTCAGGCCAATTCCAAAAAGATCTGTCTTTACATTCCTCTTTATCTCATTGTTGATATTGCCTATTCTTTTTAATTGAGAATAGTTAGTAATAGCCCTTGAGGATTGCATTTTATACCACGCCTTGCGGGGGCAGTCACGCACGAGCCATAAATCATTTATCCCGAAAGGCCTTATTTTCTCCTTGTTTTCATGCAAGAGGTCAATAGCCCTCCCTATGGCCGAAGCCATAGGGAGGAAGCTTTCAAGGTCGCTTACCACGGCTGCGCGTTACTCGCTGCTGTATTTGGCTGTTGCTGTTGCTGTGCTGGTTGTTGTTGCTTTTTCTTGCTTTTCGTTCCAGCTGGAGCAAAGTCAGTTATTTTGTTTGTCGGGTATGTTTTCCCTTGATCATTAGTATAATCTTCAACCTCGAATTTTGCATCAATCTCTCTTCCAGGAAAAAGAATAGCAGCACCTCTATCCATAAGGGCCTTGTCTTGCAACTCGGCAGGCTTGAAAATAGCTTGAACAATTTTCGACACTACAACCTTTCCAATTTTGTTTTCACCATTCGACGAGAACGTATTCTGTACAAATTCCTTCTGGCCGGTTTGCTCAAGGCGGTATCTGAAGTTTGTTCCGTCATTATTGGCCGTGGGAGCGAAGGTGGCCGCGCTGAACATCACTTTCTCCCAGCCAGGAGGAACAAGAACAAAGGCGGCATCTTTTTTAGATTCCTCTTCTGTGTCAACACCTGCAACGAAATCACCCAGTCCATGGCTAGATCCTAAACTCATAATATTTATTCCTTTTTGATATTGATTATCGTTATAATCCTAACTTCTTGAAAACATTAGTTAAATTAACTTCCTCGTAAAGGTCAAGCTCGTTCCCTCTTGTTTTTGCCAAATACTGACCGTCTCCGGTCATATTTGTTTGGAACCTCCTGCTCTGGATCTCATTCCCGCTTCCGTCTTCAATTAATTTTGTTCTGATCGGCCAAACAAAATCGAAACGAAAAGGTAAACCTCTGGCGTATGATTTCCCCGGTATCTCGGGACAGTAGCAGTAATCAAAAATACCAGCATCTTCAAAGTTAACTCGCTGATCTTGCGCCAAGATAATGAAGATATGCGGCATAGTAGAAAAATGATAGAGCATTTTCATGACAGAATCACCCATCCGTCCATAGGCAGCCTGACCATGCATCTTGTTACCGTCTTTTGTTTTTCCGCTCTTGAACTGTATCAAGAGCAATTCTCCGAAAGCTGTCAAGGAATCAAAAACTACGTATCTATACGGCTCAAGTATCGCCGGTATACAGTACGATTCCTCAATTGTGGCGACGTGGCAAACGTCAATTTCAGGCGCTATTGAATCAAGGGTTCTTGTTCCCCTGTCAGAGTTTATAATCAGGGTTTCCCCATGGGGGAGAGTGCTGACAGAATGGGTTTTTCCGCATCCTGAATAACCGTAAATCAAACACATTGCGCCCGTCGCTGACAACTCTCTTATTTTTTTTATCTCAAGATTCATATTATTACTGTATTAATTGCTTATGATTTATAAAACCCGTGAGTTTTGGCGCTCATTTTACGCATAGCTATCGACTGTGTTTTTATGCCAACGAAACTTGCTCCCCTTGTTTTTGATCCTTTGATGTCAGTCCCAACCATACGCGCACCGGAAAAATTAACCAAAACAAGATTTGAATCTCTAAGGTTTGCACCTGTTAAGTCGGCGCGGTTTAAATGCGCACCGGTTAAATCTACGCCCTCCATATTGGCCCCTTTCAGGCTTGCTAGAGTCAAGTCAGCCCCCGAAAGATTTTCCCCCGCCAAGGACACGCCGTCAAGGTCTGCCCCTCTCAGGCTTGCCAACGCTCCTTGCTTTCCACGGGTCTCGATATGCAAGAGGTGATATGCAATAATATCATAAAGCAGGTTGCTAAGCATTGCGTTTACCCTCTATTATTTCCCACCTTTCCGGGTGGTGATATATATTTCCATGACCAAACGAGGCGATCTTGTAAAGCCCTCCGTTCTTCTTGAGCTTTCTATATATTATCCTTCCCGCAAACTTAAAACACGCAGTGTTGGGTAAGAGCCAACCGAATTTTATTGATTCGATGAATACTTTCTCACCTGTTCTTTTATTCTTTATGGTTTGCCCGACACTGAAAGGACATTTAAGCACTGCAAGTTTGTCGGTGGAACCTTTGTAAATTTTCCTCTCTAGGGATAAATCTCTTTCAAGCATCTTAATCTTGTGTACAGAAAATGATATCTTCTGTCTCAAGTAATCTTCTGTTTCTTTCATTTTGCACTTACCGGCTCAACTGCAATTGAAAAAACATTATGGATAGCCAAGCGAGACATGATGCTTTTTCTTATCTGGGTTTCATTATCACCAAATATCAATGATATGAATTTGTCATTAATATAATACTTAAAAAGATTTGTTACAATAGTTTTTATAGAGAGCACTTTATTTTTAAATGCTTCGTTGTAATTCATTGCGTTTATAACTGTTGTTTCATTGCCGCCTTTCATTGCGATTGCGCAACATAATTTAAAACTAATAGAACCGGCCTTCACTTTAAACTGATTTGATATTGCCCGGCGTATACCGTTTGCAGTTTTTGAAATTCTACCTGATAACATTTTTTTCTCCGTTTGTTTTTATTCTCAACTGATGATAAAAAAACTCTAACATCTAAAAAATAAATCGTCAACAATTTTTTTTTCGCATTCAAGAAAAAGTTTCTTGCTGACCTTTTATTTATAGCACGATTTCTTTTTTACTGTCAACGTTTTTTTTTTGATCTTGATTAAAAATCGTTATCAATATACTATAGGGACAGCATATCTTTAAATTAAAACGGAGGAATAATACAAATGGATAATAGTAATCTTTTCACTTATAGCTGTAGCAGTCCGAAATTCTTACGAAAAGACAAGCCTGAATCATGGGTAACTGTCTCAAATGCACCCGAAAAGATGTTTCTGAGCTACCCGTTTTTTTCTGAAATTCCAATAACAGGGAAAAATGACCCGATTCGATACGGAGATTTTGTTATTGATATTGACTCTCAAGAGCTGGCTTGCGAATCTGCCTTGAAGATTATTAATTTTTTCGGGGATGTGTACGGGTTACAGGGCTCTTTCAGCATTTTTCTTTCTGGAAAAAAGGGGGTTCACCTTGAATTGTCAGCTGAGATTTGCGGAACAAGTAGTGGTCACAGGCTCCTCCCTCTTGCGTACAAGAGGCTTGCCAAGGACATAGAAGGCGTATTGCAGGTGAAGTTAGATTTATCTATGTATAACAGGGGCACAGGTAAACCGTGGAGACAACCAAATATAATGAGGGAATGCGGAACTTGCAAAAGACAAGTATCTCTTGATGACCTTTCGGAGATATTCACCAAAGAGGAATACACGGAAGCATGCTCCGGCCCCGGCCCTCTATGGGCCCCCGAAAGCACGAATAAAAATGAATGGCTTGCTGACAAGCTGGAATACTACTTGCAAGAAGCCGAAGAGAATCAGAAAATCCTGGAAAACCAGCAGCCGTTGAGCCCGGACGAGATAGACCGCCTTGCAATCTCAATGCCGGATTGCATAAAGTTCCTATCAACAATCACAAGCCCCCTTGGCACGTCATCAACATACAACGATGTTGCAATACAACTAACGGCATATGCGGTTTCAAGCCAGCGGTCAGAGGCTGATTTGTTTCGTGGATGCGAAACCTTTATTTACGGCTACCCTTCGACATCTTTAAATAACTCGGAAAAGCGAGCTGAAAACATATCCGCTCGCTTCCGAACAATGGCCGCTAACGGGTATGGTTTCTCCTGCGGAGCCATCAAGGCTTTACGGTTTCCCGGTTTTGAGTGTTCAGGATGCCCTTTCAATTCAGGTTTAGAAATAAGCAGCGAAATAAAGATATTATCAAGAGAAGAATTGTCTAATGATAATCTTTCCTTGATAATATCTGAAAGTATTAGTGATCCGGGGGGGCTGATCAGCACAGGAATGCAGGCGCTGAGAGATTCAGGTTGTCCGGATATTGCGCATTATAATTTACCTGTCGTGCTCAGTACAATAGCAAGGGCGATATCTGGAAAAATAACACTCTATGGATATTGGCCTAATTTATACATGCTCAAGATCGGCCCCAACAACGGCGGGAAATCAGCCTCTGATGCCGCGATAAAGAAACAACTTTACGATAGAGCGCAAGGTTTTTACGGACCATCGAATATAGCAAGCGGCCCGGCATTATTGAGGAGCCTTGCCGAAAGAGGCGATAACCCCACGATGCTAGTCGTCATTGACGAGATGACATCCTGGTTCCGTTCAACGCAAAAATTCGATCCTATCAACGACGGGAGGAAAGACACCTTGATGGAGCTTTTTTCTTTAACCGGTGATATTTATGATAAACCATACGCAGATGCAAAAAAATCAATAGTCATTAAAAACCCTTGCGTGTCAGTAACGGGTAACGCAACCCCAAAGATTTACGATTCATTTTCGGAAGAAGATTTTGAAACCGGCATGATGCAACGAATAGACGTGTGGGCAAATTCAAAGAAATTAAGGAGAAGCAAGAAGCCAATAAAGAAACAAGTCGATATTGATTTTTTCATCAATCCGATAATAGAGCTCTTCCAGGCAAAACAGCAAACCAATGACTTATCGTCATATTTTAGCGTCCCCGCTCCTCTTGATGTTACCGCAGGGGCAGAAAAATTTATTGAGAATTGGTCTTATCAGGTGCAGGATGATGATTTTGAGGCGGAAACGGATGCAATCGGGGGGGTTTTAGGCCGGAGGTATGAGGCAAGCATGAAGTACGCCATGATCCACCATGCGTCAAAAAACGGGCACAGTGGACTGTTCGAGCCATTACATGAGGATTCCATACAATGGGGCTCAGAGGTTGCCGACATGCTTGCACAGTGGAAAATAAACGTACTGTTGAAAAATATAACAACGGGTGATTTTCATAAATCATGCAGAGTTTTCAAGGATGCGATTAAGGCGGCAATGCAGAGAAAGAGAAGGCCCACATTCAGAACCCTCTTGAATTGTAGGCCTACCCTGAAGGATTGGCAACCTGAGCACTCAAGAAGAGTTATAGAGGTTCTGCAAAAACGCGGAGAGATTGCCCTTGATGATTCAAAAAGAAAAACCGCCTATTTCCTGAGTGAGGATCAAGGCGGCGATGAGGATTGATTTGTTCGTTAATTATTGATAGGTATAATAAGGAAAGATATTTTTCTCCCAATCTTCCTTATTTTTCCCGCAGTTCAGTATCCTGTTTCTTTTCTTGTGCTCCTCGGAAAGGTTTCTACCGGTTTGCTCTTCGGTGACCCTGAAATAATCATTAACCCATTGCAAACATTCAGCATAGGTTTTTATTTTATCTTGCTCGCTCACGGCTGCTTGAGCTGAAACAGTCAGGAATATAATACCGATGGTGATCAGTGCCGCCTTCAAAAGATTCATTCGTTTCTCCGTTTGCCTATTGCTCCCCGGAAAATTCTTTCCGGGGAAGTTTTGTTTGATTACTCTATAACCTCAATCAGGAACGGTTGCTACTGTAGAGGGTGGAGGAATTCAGTTTCACGGACAGAAAAACCAGCTGTCGAGAACAAGTTTCATTTCGTGTTGGTCGTTTCCGCGCTCACGTATCCACCTTTCAATATTCGTCCTCTGCTCCTCGACCCCCTTCAACTCCCAGCATACTTTTCCGTTTGAAAATGCGTTGTTCTTGTCGATAACTCTTTCTACTTTCTTTCCTGTTACAGAGTCAGTCATTAACAGCGTTACGTTGTAAAACTGGCCTTCCGGTATGCTTCCGTCTTCAATCTTCTTCTCTTCTGTCTTGTTCAGATCTGAAGTATCACCAATCTGAACAAGTACGTCTTGAATTCTCTCAGCTGTTTTTATTTGCTCTCTCTTAGTCATAATCTTTCTCCGTTTGATTATTTATTTGTTTCGCTTCAGTAATTACTAATATACACCA